CGCGCAAGTCGGCCTCGGCGCGCCTGCCCGACGATGCCGACAAGTACCGCGGCTATGCGCTGCGCTGGATACGCGAGAGCACGTCCCATGAGCAGATCGTGCAGCGGTGGGACGGCGAGCAGGAACTACGTGATCGATGTGGCTGCGCGCAGAAGGACATCGCCTATCTGACGCCGTTCCTCGAGGCGCGCAAGGATCAGGTGAAGGACGCAGCATAACCGATGCCCGCAACATCCCCCTATCGGACGCAGGCCGAGCTGGTCGACGAGACGTTGGCCAATCTCGGCGTCAAGTCGGCCGGCCAGCCAACCGATCCTGAGGATGCTCTTTATGTCACCGAGAAGCTCGACTCCATCGTCCGCAAGCTGGCCGGGCTCGATATCGTCTACGTGCCGGATATCAATAATATTCCTGGCGCGTGGTTCTCCGACTTGGCCGATATCGTGGCCGGCGAGTGTGCGGAGAAGTTCGGCCAGAACGGGACAGGGCTTGCCGACATGGTGAACAAGGGGCTTGGTGGCGCTGCGGGAGTGCCGGTCGGCGGCGGCGCGGCGGCACGCTCGCTCAAGCAGATGAACCGCGGTCGGCCCACGGGCGAAGTGTTGAGGGTGGAGTATTTCTGACATGGCGGACACGGGCTCCCCGGTTGCGATCCCGTTCCCCCTCTCGACATTTCCTGGGGCCAACCCGCAGGAGAGCGGCGGCCGCCTCATCAATTGCTATGCGGAGCCGCTCGGTGAAGCGTCGCGTAAGACGGGCCCGGCAGAACAGGTCTGGCGTCGATCTCCGGGTCTGTCTCTGTTTGGTGTGACGTCTGAGGCGGCCGGCAGCTACCGCGGTGGCTTGCTGGTGAACAATCTTACATTTGAAGTGTGGGCAAACGTCTACACGGCATCAAGCGCGGGCGTGATGACCTCGCTGGGGCCGATGGCTGGAACGCAGCATGTATCGATCGCGCATAATCAAAAACCATCTCCCGATGTGGTGGCGGTCGACATCGACAACGGCGCATTTCTGTTGACGACGGCCGGTGTTCCATCGGCGCCTGCGTCATATAACGGTGGCGGCAATTTGTCGCAGCCCAATAGCGTGTGCTTCCAGGATGGGTATTTCTTCTACACGATTGGCGACGGCCGGTGCTTTGCCTCGCCGTTGAATTCTGTCGGTACGATCAATACGCAGACGTTCATCACAGCGCAGTCCAAATCGGATGTGACGCTATTGCGCGGCATCGCCTATTCTGGGCTGTTGTGGCTATTTACGACAGGTGGGTGCGAGATATGGCAGGACGCCGCGAACGTGGCGCCGGCGTTCCCATATTCTCGCCTGCTCGTGCTCGAGTATGGCTTGGTGCAGCCGAACGCCATTGCGGGATGGGAAACCGGGTTCTCCATGCTGATGTGGGCAGCTCAGGACTTCGGCGTATATCTCGCAGCGCCTGGCAGCTTTCAGCCTCAGAAGGTATCGCCGCCTGATCTGGAGAAACTGATCGAGATCGAAGTTAGGGCCGGACACATTCTTGAGGCATCGTGCTACGCTTTTGCTGGTAACAAGTTTTGGGTGCTGGCATCGCCGCTGTGGACGTGGGAATTCAATCTGACGACGCAAAAATGGAACGAGCGTTGGTCGCTTATTGCTGCGACTGGAAATTTTGGGCGCTGGCGCTGTGATGGGGGCCATCCGGCATTCGGCAAATGGCTGATGGGGAGCAATCAAAGCGGTGATCTGCTTTGGCTTGACAGAACAAATTACACCGAGAACGGGAATGTTCAATTGGTCCGCATCGAAAGCGGCGCCGTCACTGCGTTTCCCAATCAGTTGCGCATTGCGAGGGCTGACTTCCTGTTCGACACAGGCGTAGGTCAGGCGGTTGCCAATATTCAGACGTCGGTTATGGGAGCGGCCGCAGGCCCGGGCGGCGTGGTGAGACTGACTGTATTCAATACGCAGCAGATGAGCACCAATGACACCGTGAACGTGTCTGGCGTAGGTGGCACTACGGAAGCCAATGGGACTCATCTCATCACGGTGATCGATGCGAGCCATATCGATCTGCAGGGCACGCTGTTCGTTCATGCCTGGACGTCTGGCGGAACGGTGGTCGACGTGACGGCGCCGCCGAACATCATCAATCCGGTGGTTGCGGTGTCGCTTTCCAAGGACGGCGGTGTGCGGTGGGGTAATCCGCTGATCCGCCAGTTGGGTCAACAGGCAAAGACGCAGAGGATGCGGGTCGCCGTCAAGTCGATGGGGCTTGCCGGTCCCGCCGGATGCCGCTGGCGGCTTGATGTCAGCGATCCAGTCTACACGGCATTCCTGAAGGGCACGATGGCGGCCGACAGCAGGGATGTGGGCATCTGATGGCAATCAAACGGATCACATTACCGGGCCCGAACATCGCCTACGTCAATCGCGACGGCACGCCGAGCCAAGTGTTTGCCCAGTACATGCAAGTGATCGACGCGCTCCTGGGGGCGTTGGCTAGCAATCAGGTGGGCAATCCTATACAGTTGACGCAGGCTGTTAACGATGCGGCTGCGGCCGCCGCCGGCGTGGGCATCGGCCAACTATACCGGAACGGCTCCGCGTTGCTTGTGCGCGTGGTGTGATGGCAAGAAAGTTTAGAGCACTACCGTCTCAAGAGGAACTCCTGCGGCTTCTTGATTATAATCAGGAGGACGGAAGCCTTACATGGCGACTGAATGGGAAGACAGCAGGTACGGTGACGAAAGGTCGACATGACGGAAGCAATCGATATCTGGTGGTAGGGATCAGGCGTCAACAGTATGCATCCAATCGGTTGATCTTCAAGATGATGACAGGACGTGATCCTGCGGAATTTATAGATCACGCAGATGGCGACAATTTAAATATGAGATGGAGCAATCTCAGAGAGGCGACAAACGGACAAAATCTTTGGAATGCTAAATTGCGCTCTAATAACAAAAGCGGAATCAAAGGAGTTATGTGGGATAAGCAACATAAAAAATGGCGCTCCTATATTTCAGATGGAAATAGGCAAATTAAGCTTGGGAGGTTTGGTTCCATTGAAGAGGCAGCAAGAGTAGTGAATGATGCTCGCGTTCGCCTTCATGGAGAATTCGCTCGGATGAAGTAAGGATACAACCTATGAGTTTATTAGACATTTTCTCCAACGCTCCCGCGCAGGACGCCGCTGCCGCTCAAACTGCTGGCATCAATGCCGGCTATGGCCAGCTTTCCGATCTCTCTCAGCAAGGCCGCGGTGCGCTCACGACAAACTTTTCAGCCGCGTTGAAGCCGTTTCAGGCAAATTATGATGTAGCGTCTGGCGGCCAGCAGGCATACGCCGATGCGACCGGCGCCAATGGCCCGGCAGGACTTGCGCGGGCACAAGCTCAATTCCAGACGAGCCCGGGTTATCAATTCCAGCTTGATCAGGGCATTGGTGCTGTCAATGCCAACGCTGAAAAACTTGGTCAAGCCGCATCCGGCAACACCAATCTCGATCTTCTGAAATTTGGTCAGGGGTTGGCAAATACCGATTGGGGGAATTATGTCTCGCGGCTGCAGCCATTCCTGGGGCAGGCGAGCACAGCAGCGCAAGGAATTGGGACTGTCGATACAGGCCTCGGGACTGCCCTCAACGCCAATCTCACCAACCAAGGCAATGCCGCCTACGGGGCTAATACCTCCATCGGCAATGCAAACGCCAACGCTGATTTGGCGAGATACAACACCTCCGCAAATGCGCTCGGCGCGGTCGCTGGAGGTCTAGGACTGGGTGCCAATCTGTTCGGCAAGTTTGGATAAGGACAATCCCTGATGGCTGATAACTCCAATCCATATCTGACGGTCGGGGCTCCTAATTACGCTGGTCCCATGATGGACTGGCAGAAGATGGCGCAGGGGATGATGCCGCAGCAAGTAAGTCGGCCTCCCATAACGCCAGCGCAGGGGCCTCAGGGCGCGACGGCGGGGCAACCCAACATGGCGCAACAGCAGATGCAGGGGCTCGGCGAGAGGCTGCGGGCGATGTTTGGCGGCGGTCAGCCGGGGCCGCAGAATATGGTGCCGCCCAATGGTGCCAACGTGCCGGCCTATGGCCCTGGCATTGGTCCAGGCGGGCCGGTGCCGCTGATGCCGCCACAAGGGAACCCGGGGCTTTACTGACATGCCCGACTACAGCGTAGGAAATGCTCCTAGTGGCGCCTCTTATGCGGCGCCGTTGGTAGGCTTTCAGTTCGGGAAGGCTCTATCTGACTTGCCTGAGCAGTACATGCAGGGCCGCGAGCAATTCCGCAAAACCCAGATGGAGGACATGTTTCGTGATCCGGCGAACTTGCCGATGAAAGATGGACAACTTGATGTTAACGCAATCATTGCACGCGGCGCTCAAATTGGTGGCCTTCCATTTGTACAAGGTATGATTCCATTCTTGAACGATCTGGCGATCAGCAAGCAAGTTGGATCGTATCTTGGAGGAACTGATCGGCGGGCCGGTGATGGTGTCACTTATGCGCCTCCTAGTCGACCATCCAATGTCCCGAATGCTGCGGGAGCAAGCAATCTTCAACCGCAACCGCAAGATACATCTGGCAGTCAAGGGCCGCTCATCAACCAAGTCATAGCAGAAACATTGGGTTCTCGGGGACCGGAATTTTCTTCAGCAAGCATTCAGAGTCTTGCTCGGCAATTGAATATCGATCCACGTTCGCCGCTCAATCCGCGCCAAGTGCAGCAAGTGCAACGCGCATTGAGCCGATCAGCGTTGCCGGCTGGGCCGGAAATTGGAAATCAGGAAACCAATCAGCCAAACGTTGAGAATAGCGCTGCAGAAGTAAACGGTAATGCCGCGAGGCCATTGCCGGCCAGCGGTGTCTCTGGCGCGGCTGGGCCGTCACAAGGTGGATTTGCAGAACGCTTTGCTGGAGGCGAGCCGCAACGAGGTCTTGCGCCGGGAATTTCCGTACAAGAGGCTCAAAGGCTCGAAGATACCGGAAACAACCAGTTGAAGGCTTCTGTTGCTGCAGGGCAGATGAGCAAGCCAACTCTGGCTAATAATCTGAAAGCATTGGGTGAGTCTAATATAGCCCGCGCCAAACAGATGCGCGAGCAACTAGGCGAGGCATATAAATTCACGCCAGAGCAAAAGAAGGACCGAGATCCTGTTGTTCAGGCGCGCGAATTACAAAGGCAAGTTCAGGAAGGCGATATCAAGGTCAGTGAGAAGACTTATCCCGGCTTGCAGATGTTGGGGCAGACCGGGAAAATGGGCAATGACAAAATTGACCGTATGCGGGTACAGATGTCCGACCCTAATTTCTTTTCCGGCGCCGGATCGCAGATTGTAGAACGATTTAAACAATGGTCGGTATCGTTGGGCGGTAATCCGAACGCGGCGAACTCAATAGAAGAATTGCATAAAACTGTCAGTCAGATGTTGACTGACGATATCAAGGCCATGGGGGCTTCCGGTGCTGGTCCCGTGCGTGTGGCGGAAGTGCAAAACATGCAGAAAGGCATTGCAAGCCTAAAGCAAAGCCCTGCGACGGTGAGGTATCTTCTGGAAGAGCTCTATCGCACACATAACGATAATATGGAAATTGCGCGCTTGGCGCAGCAGTACAAGTCTAATCCGAGAGGACCCGGCTATCTTGACGCCAATTGGGACAAGATACGTGATCAATATTACCAGCAAAATCCTCTGTTTTCGAAGGAAGAACTCGCCGATCCTCGCCTCGTAGCGCCGCCGTTCTTGCCTCGCGCCATAGCAGCCGATCCGGTCAGGGCCAAAGCTTGGGAGAAGCAGCAAGGCTTAAAATCCGGCGATCCGATCCGCACCGAAGACGGAAAAATTAGGTGGGTGCGCTAGATGGCCGGACTTTCCGCTGTCACAGGACGGCCGATTGGCACGAGTGTAACAATTCGGCCCGATACGATGACGCCCGCCCCTCCGGGCGGCGCGGTCGATGCCGGCGATCCCTATGCGGCCTACTCTGACGCACCGCCTGCGCCTCCTAAAGCCGAGAACGATGACGTGTATGCGGCATACTCTGACAAGCCTCCACCGAAGAAGGAAGCTCCCTCCCGCGAGATTGGCCCTGGCGAGGCGGCTGGCCGCGGTGCGCTAGAGAGCATTACGTTCGGAGCATATCCGGCCATTGCCGGAATCATGGGCGCTGGCGGCCTCGACAAGGATGTGAAGGCAAGGTTTGAAAACCCTCACGCTGAGTTAGAAGCTCTGCTGAAGGGGCTCGGCAGGCTCGGCTACGAGCATCTGATCGCGCCCGCGCTCGGCATCGATGTCGGCGGCACCAAAGGGCTTGTCACGGGTGACAAGACGGGGCCGGCAACGCAGGAGTATCGCAAGGCCCGTGAAGCCGCGCTAGCCGAACAACAATCGGCTTTTGAGCAACAGCCAGCGGCGTCCATTGGCGGACAGGTTGCCGGCGCCCTCGCCACGCCCAGCTTTGGCGCCCTCAAAGGCGTTTCGGCGCTCGGCAAGATAGGACAGGCAGCGAAGTCCGGGGCGATTAGCGGTGGTTTATATGGGGCTGGCACGGCCATCGGCGAAGGCAAGGATGCATCCGAAATCCCATTGGAGGCGGGCAAGGGAGCGGTAACAGGCGGAGTGCTCGGCGGCGCCGGTGGTGCATTGTTGCAAGGCGCCGGCAAGGTGGCATCGCGCGTCGGCAACGTTTTCCGCGGCGCACGCGATCCTGAAGCGGAAGCGGCCCGAACTATTCTAGGGACGATGACACAAGACGCCTCTGCGGGTGGATTAGGCATTGATAGACCCACTTATGAGGCTGCGCAACGCAGCGGTTTGCCGATTACGTGGATGGATGTCGGCGGGCAGGCAACACGTGACGTCGGCCGTGCTGCATCCGATCTTTCGCCTGCCGCGCGAGGCGCTTTGGATGTGGCGACGGCTGGGCGGATAGAGGATCGCCCCGAGCGCATGCGAAATGTTGTCCATACTGCCATGGGCGGAAGGTTGGATGCTCCGCTAGAGCGGGAAACCCTCGAAAGCCAAGCGCGAGTATACAATAGGCCGAGATACGAACGAGCCTATGCGATAGGAAATCGCTCAATCACGTTGGATAAAGAGATTACAGAGTCCCCAACCATTGCCAATGCCATGCGCGCCGCAGAAACGAAATGGAAAGACTGGCAAGTCATAGATGGGATTGGTTCAAAGAACCCTCCTGCAAAGCCAAATCTTCAATTTTGGGATTATGCAGCCCGTGAATTGGCTGGAAAGGCGCAGGAAGCAAGACGGGCCGGAAATATGCAGGAAGCAGCTCGATATGGGGGGCTAGAACGGCGATTAAAGGACGATCTAGATAAACTGGTTCCAGAGTTCAAGGATGCTCGTTCTGGTGCGGCATCCTTCTTCAAGGCCCAAGATGCAAGCGAGGCTGGCGAGAAGTTTATTTTGATGAACGCTGATCCGCGCGAGGCCAGACGTGCGCTTGCGGCAATGAACCCTGCGGAACGCGAATTATTCGCGCGGGGATTTGCCGATAAGCTTGCGGAAGGCGCCATGAATCAAGCCAACACTCTTGGGACTATCAAAAAGCTCTTCACTACTCCCCGGGCTCGGGAGAAGATTGAGATCGCCGTTGGTCCCGCCAGAGCCAAGGAAATCGAGGTCGCCATGCGGGCTGAGACCATCGCCCAGCGCAGTAGAGACGCTCTCGGGAATAGTCAGACCGCTCGATATCAACAGATGATTCAAGCTCTCAAGACTGGTGGTGGGCATGGTGTCGCTGGCGGACTCGGTGTTGGTGCTGTCGGTGCCTTTGAAGCAGTCAAGGAGCAAGACTGGGACCCAAAAGCTCTCATCGGCGGGGCTCTCATCGCTGGCGGGCTCAGGTATGGGGCTCATAAAGTCGACACGAAAGTCTTTCGGGCCATCGGTGAAATGCTCGCTGCCGACCCCGCGGCAAACCCTGAGATGTTCAGGAAAGGCGTCCGCGCTGTCGCCCGGTCCCCGCAGTTGTTTAACGCTCTGCGTAATGGCACGGAAGTGGGGACGAGGGTCGCGGCGCACGATATCGGGTTCGGACGGGTCGCTGCCGGTACGGCAGCAGCGTTGGACTATATAATGGCGGAAGAAGAGGCCCACCACCATCCCCAGAACGACATAAATCCAATCACCCAGCCAGGAAACCAGTAGATAGAGAGCCGCCGCAATGAACGCTAAAAAGCTGATCAATCGGGTTCCCCTTCTGGCGCTTTTCTATCTGCTTGGCGCGTCCTTCGCAAGCGCGCAAGGCACGCTAAACGTAATGCTCACGCAACAATTCTCGTTTTCCGGGTGCAGTACGACCGGCCAAGCATGCGGAACCCCACTTTCTGGCGGTCTTTTATATTTCTATCAAGTTGGAACGGTGGCAACCCCTCAGAATTCTTTTCAAGACACCGCTTTGACAATTCTTAATCCATGGCCTTTGTCTCTTGATGCCAATGGCAGAGTTCCTCCATTTTATCTAGCTAATGGTTCTATTCACGTCAGATTGACAGATGCCAGCGGCATCGTTCAATTCGATGTGCCGTCCACTTTGGTCATTGGCCCTTCCGGTGGCGGCGGCGGTGGTTCCGGCATTGATCCGACCACGATTGCGTCAACCGGGGACATCAAGTTCCGGGCTACGTCCGAGACGATAGCGGGATGGGTCAAGCTCAATGGTCTTACGGTTGGATCGGGTTCGTCTGGAGCTACTGGTCGCGCCAATGCGGATACACAACAGCTTTTCACGCATTTATGGGTTAACTGTCCTAACGCCCACTGTCCGGTAAGTGGAGGACGTGGCGGCACAGCGGCGGGTGACTTCAATGCCAACAAGACAATTACGGTCCTAGACTTGCGTGGCAGAGCCCCCTGGGGGCTTGATGACATGGGAGCTTCTGCCTCTGGGCGTCTTCCTGCCGGTAACGTGACAAGCGGCAGCGGCGATACAGCGATTACTCCCAATGCGACAGGTGGCGAAGCAAATCACGTTCTTACTACAGCCGAGATGGCAGCTCATCAGCATAATGTATATTTTTCTGATCCAGGGCATACGCATCAATTTGCTGCGGCAGCGTTAGGGCAGCCGGGCGGAACAGATTTTTCCAGTGCTCCAGGAAATCTTTTATCAAATATAACTTCGTCAACTGGTGCCAATAATTCTGTAGTTGGATGGGTTGGAAGTTCCCCAGGTACAAATGATTCCTTGACAGGTGGGGTGGGTAGCAATTCACCGCACAACAATATGTCCCCGTTCATCCTCGGAAGCTGGTACATGAAATTATAGGTTGTGAGATGTACATCTTTCCTGTCCAGCTTCAGACGTTCAGCAATAGAGAAGACTGTCTCTTGACTGTGTCGATCTTTGATGACGACACAGGTCAGGCGGTCGATCTGGATTTCACCACAGTAGCAAATATGTTGCCGTTTACAGCAGCGGCATGGACGGTGACGGATGGTGCGATTGTCACGACGTCGGCAACCTCGATCACTATCCCGGTCTATCCGATTGGCAACCAGCTTTCCGCGCTATCGCTGACGGTCGGGACTGGGCTCGCCATCGCTGCCGGCGATCCCATCAGAATACAGGACACGGCAACCGGCCTGAATTTCCTCACCGGCTATGTGCTGTCCTACACCTCGTCCAACGGTGCGCTATCGGTCCAGATCGGATGCACGTTCGACTTCGAGATCAGGCGCACTGGGCCCCGGTTCACGACCGGTGGCTACACGCCATATTTCGATTTCGGGGTGCCTGATGAGTACGGGCCTATCTTGCAGGCTCAACTCGGCACTGGCATCCAGATCATCGATGTGGGGATCATACAAATCCTGATCCCGGCTGCGACGTTCCAAAAGCTGCGTGGCGGCACTTATCAGGCGGCGCTCATCATGTCGGACTCGGTCAATACCCGGCAGGTGTTCGTTGCCAATCTCCCGGTTGCCCATGGCGGCGTAGGCAAGGTGCCGATTGCGAACGCCTCTGCTAACCCATACAATCCGAACATCTTTTGATCGGAACAGCCGATGACGCTGCCAGCAAATATCCGGGTCAATACAGGGGTTCCCTTCCCGTCTCTCGTGACGAGTACGGCGCCTGTTACCATCACTAAGAAGAACGGTATATGGACGGCGGGGCTCTCCTTTAATGTGATTGGTCAGCAAATCCCGCCTCTACAGGATTATCCAACGGATTATTTATTGTTGTTTGATGCAAATCGACAGACATTCTTCAAGATGTCTCTGGCTACATTGATTTCTAATATTGTTCCACAAAATGTCCCTCCCATCCGCATGGCAGCATCCAATCCGACGATTGCTGCAACAAATTCCGATGTAGAGATAGGCGTCGATACTAGAACAACGTCTGTATCTGTTACGTTGCCAAGTGCTGCCTCGTGGGCATTGTCAAACCAAAACGGCGTATCGCTTACCTTGGTAGACATATTTGGAAATTCACTAGCAAATAACATAACCCCAGTTCTTAATGGAGGAGATATATTCTACTATGCTGGCGTACCTAAAGTTCAAGCCGACTATGGAGTATTGGGACTTAGGCCCGCCGGATCGCCTATAAACGGATGGTACATAAAAGGAATAGACTGATGCTTAGGGTTATTCTTGCTTCCATTCTTGCGGCAGTTTGTACGACTGCTACATACGCACAGTCATCTGCCGTATTGCCCGGGAATTCCGTGTGGGGAAATCCGACCGGCGCCCGTGCTCAGGCAAAGCCGATGTTGCTGGCCAATCCGCCCTTTGCTCCAAGCGCAACAGTGGATACGACGAACGCCGCCAACATCACGAGCGGGATATTGCCTATCCCTCGACTGTCTGGCTCCTACACTGGCATCACGGGCACCGGAACGCTTGTGGCAGGGGCGACTGGGGCAGGCTTCACGGTCGATCTAGGAACATCCACCGTGCTCGGGGTTCTGACTGTTCCCAATGGCGGAACCGGAGCTGCGACATTTACGCCCAACCTTCCACTGATCGGCAACGGTGCAAGCGCGATTGCGCAAGGTAGCAGTAGCGGCAACACCACTAAATTTGCGACAGTAACCGGAGCCTTTACGCCGGGCGATTGCGTCAGCATTGATGCGAGTGGGAATGTCGTGGCGGCCGGCGGCGCGTGTACGACAGGCGGCGGCGGCGGCACGGTTGCGGCGTCCACGATTGGGCAGGTTCCAGTCTACACAGCGGCTACGACGGTCACGGGCAATCCTGCGCTCACCTCTAGTGCCGGCGCTCTGACGGTCGGCGTTCCCAACACAACGCTCGGAACGATCACGCTCGAGGGCAATGCTAGCGGTGCTGTGACGATCCAGCCGCAGGCGGTAGCAGGGGGGTGGAATTTTAATCTACCGACTAGCGCGGGAACCGCGGGACAGGTGCTGACTTCGCAAGGTGGCGGATCAACCGCGATGACGTGGACGAGCGTCAGCGGTGCCTCTGGCGTCGTCAGTGCCGGCTCGATCAATCAATTGGCTTGGTATGCCGCCAATGGCAGCACGGTGTCTGGCCTCGCGACCGCCAACAATGGAACGCTCGTCACTTCGGCTGGTGGGGTTCCCTCGATCGGCTCGACATTGCCGTCTGCGGTGCAGAGCAACATAACATCGCTTGGTACGATTACTTCAGGGGTGTGGAACGGCACGGCTATTACAGGGTCGAACATTGCAGCCAATACAGTTACAAACTCCAATCGGGCGCAGATGTCAGCGACTACAACTTCATGCAATTCGACTGGCTCGACAGCCAATGCTACGGATTGCAGTGTCGCTACGATGCAGACCATGCTTGGTTTGCCAACGGCTTTTTCTGTAACGAGAGCGAATATTCCAACAACCAGTTTTCCATCTACATTGAATTCGTTTGTGTCTGCTGGATATGCAACCGCCAACGATAGGGGTGCCGGTTGTATTTACGTGCGTGGCACGAGCGCCAGTCCCGGAGCTATTCAGGATGCAGGAAGTAATTATTGGGGATTACCTATTGGAAAAGCATATGACGTTGGTTGCTTTGGCGCAAAAATGGACGGAATCACAAATGACACGGTGGCCGTTCAGGCGGCATTGAATGCTCCCCCTACTGGAGCCGGAACGACAAGACTTGTAACCTTTCCCGGTGGCACAACAATCCTGGATTCGGTTGTCATTCCGTCCAATACAACAGTGCGCGGCAGTGGCAAGACGGTGATACAAGCCGGCGCTACCACTACACAGATATTCATTATTACGGATGCGGTGGAAATAATCAATGTTCTTATAGAAGATTTTCATTTTGTTTCCTCGACCGGAGAGACAGGAGTACAAACTGCCGGCGCCTTTGTGATATTTAACAATTGTTATAATTGTGAGTTGGGAAAGTTTTTTGCAAACGGTGCCTGGGATGTGGTGATTATCGAGGGAACCAACAATTCGAATGTTCGCGTCCATGATGCGTATATTTTTGGCACAGTCGATGCCGGAATTACGGTATCCGGAGGAGCTGATCAATATATCCATCACGTAGTAATGAACAATCAACGCCCGCCGGCCGATGCCACTGGGGGCACCCAGCCTAATTACGGCATCAAGGTGACAAACACCGGAGGACTTTGGGTATCCGATAGCGATATTTCATATTCAGGCAACGGAATTGGTTTGGTCCCTACGTCAGGTCGGGTTGAAAATGTGTTTATTGGAAACACAGCGATTGACAGCAATAATGGTCAAGGATTGCTCCTGCAACCCACCTCCGGAGCGAATGTTTACAGTGTATTTTTAACCAATTCCTGGACCTCTAACTCGCGCGGGTCTGGTATATATAGCGCTTGTTCAGGTGGCGGCACCGTTGACGGTGTAGTAGCTGTGGGAAATCGCGCTATAAATAACGGAGGCCATGGGGCCGAAATACATTGCGGAAGCCATTACACTTTCAATGGAAGTTCGTGGGTTGGTAATTCCAATCCTGGTAATGGTGGCGCTGGTGGAGTTCTAAATGGAATCTCCATATTCAGTGGGGTAAGCCACGTTACGGCCATCAGCAATACATTTGCTGGTTTCGGGCAGACAAATTTCCAGGCAAATGGCATTGTCATTCAGGGGCCGTCTAACGATTATTATAACATTTATCTCAATGATTGCACGGGTGGATATTCGCTATCATGTGTTGCTGACGGCGGAACCGGAACACATAAGAACATCGGATTAAATCTCCCGTGACCGATCCTCTTGATGTAATGCGGCAGATCACCGGCACTACCGAGGCCTCGGCTAATAGCACGATTGTAAGTTGGGCCAAGAAGGTCGGCGAGCTATTTCCCGACATGGCGTCGTATTGTGCCAACTATACCAGCAGCACGATTGCGTGGTGCGGCGAGTCGATGGGCTACTGCATGGCGATGTGCGGCATTCGGCCGCCATACAATCCGTCCGATGATACCGGGAGCTTCTTCTACGCGCTTTCGTGGCGAGGTTTTGGCACCCCTGTCTCTTCCCCGCAGCCCGGCGATGTGCTGGTGTTTGCGTGGTCCGGTGGCGGTCATCACGTCACGTTTTACGAGAGTACGCAGGGGTCTTCCTACGTATGCCGCGGGGGGAACCAGAGCGATTCGGTTCGACTTTCGACTTTCCCGGCCTCGAGCTGCATTGCCATACGGAGGCCGCCGGCCGTTTCGGCAATACCTGTAACTGCGCCAATCGGAGCGCCGGTGACGATGCATAGCGGCATTACTGCCACGATGTTCGGCGGTTCGTCCGATCCGAACACATCTGCCTATGATGGCCACGTCATCACGGACACCGAGCTCGGCGTCGCGCTGCCCTATCACTTCAAGGGCGCGAGGCCTCAGGTCCGCGTCTGGAAGGATAGCCGTTCGGTCATTTGCTCCATCGTTGACGTCGGGCCCTGGAACACGAACGATCCCTATTGGCAGACCAACGCCCGCCCGCAGGCCGAGAGCGGAACCGACATGAGCGGCCGGCACACCAATCTCGCTGGCATCGACCTGACGCCCGCCGCAGCCAAGATACTTGGCATAGACGGCAAGGGCATCGTGAGTTGGGAATTCGTAGACGACACGCCCGCACAGAAGGAGCCAACACCCGTGGCACAAATCGACATCAACGCTATTTTGGCGGCGATCCAGCCGCAAATCCAGGCTCTCATCCAGCAGGCTGTCGCCCAAGCGGCGGCGAATGCTGCACCCCCTGCGGCGTCCGTCCCGGTGGTCATCGCCCCGCCGCCGATTGTCGCACCCACGGCGCCTGTACAGATCACCATGGCCAGCACGATCGCGCATATCGAGCCGGTGCTGACGCTATTCAACAAGTCTATCGCCGGCTTCATTCCGCCGCCCTATAACCTTATCCCGTTGGGATTGGCAGGGGTTGGCCACATCATCGCGGCAAGCAGCGGACAAGTTCAAGCGACGCCGGATAGCATCGGACAGGCGGTCAACGATATCGCCCAGGCCGGTCTCGGCGGCCTTCATGCTGGCGGCATCAATCTTCCTCCCTGGCTCACGGCCGTTCTCGGAGCGCTACATCCGGTCGCCACAGTCGATCCGGCTGCCAAATGAGCCTGTACTGGACCATGCTCTTTGTGGGCTTTGCGGTCCTCGCGATCGCGGGCGAGACATATGCCCTGCAGACCAATCGGACCACGATGAGCCGGTACATCTGGAACGCCAGCAAGGCATTCCCCCCGCTGCCGCTATTCGTTGGCTTGGTCGCTGGGTTCTTGTTCTGTCATTTCTTTTGGGGCGGAATAGTGTACTTTGCTCCCCCATGACTATGCCGGATCACAACAATGAACTCAGAGAGCGCTTGCATCGCGTCGAGGTGAAATTGGAGAACTTGACTATTGTGGTTGCGCGGGGGCGTGGCATTTTGATCACAATAGGTGTTATCTTTGGGGCGGTTGCAGGTTCGCTGCTATCTTGGGTATTGCGCAACAATTGAAAGGATACCTCATGGCCACCGATACTCGCTCTCCTATCCCCCTAGATATGATTGGCGGCATCCTGCGTGCCGTCGTGCCGCCAGCGCTCGCTTATGTGGTCGCCAAAGGATGGATTCCGCAGGAGTCGGTGGGCGATGTTCTGGCGGCATTGTCGGCTGTCGGGGCGGCTATCTGGTCGGTCTACAATAAGACCGACTCATCGAAGATCGCCGCGGTGGAGGCCATTCCGGATGTGTCGAAGATCGTTGCCGTGGCTTCGCCAAATCCCGATGGAGCTGTTGCGGCGGCAGCGGATGATCCAAGCCGGCCGAAGGTTATCAACTCCGCCATGCCGTCTTCGGCCGCAACCGCGGCCAGCCGTAGGGTGACGATATGAGCCAACCTCATCGAATTGCAGGTGCCGGGCACGTTCATCGGAGCGGGATAAGGTGATGAGCATTTTTCTCGTCGTCATCCTCATCTTGCTCATTCTCGGGTGCCGAAACGAACAAAGCAGCTATTGCGGACGCTCTGTCAGCGAACACGCCGTGATGGATCAACCTCATCCCGTCGAATTGCAGGTGCCGGGCACGTTCATCGGTCTTAACCCGCGGGGATGGGGTCCTCTGATCCTGCAGCCCTGCCAATGCCGTGCGTGCGTCCGCATCCGAGCCTTCAACGAGGGGAGGCTTGCGAAAGAGGCTGACCGATGAAGCGCGCCCTTTACCTCAACGGATCGAAATGGGCTGACCTCGGCCCGGAGCGCGACTTACGCTGGCTCTGCCTGATCGCCCATATCGCGATGATCGTCTGCGGGGGGTGCCGTGACCGATGAATCCACGCAGCCATGGATCGTTCGAAATCCCGTTGTCATTACGGCGCTGATTTCATACGCTTTTGGCGTTTTTGCGTGGGGCTGGCACATCAGCGAAGTAGTATCGGTTGAAACCGAGCGGGGAATACAACGCAATGAGCGCGTTATGGAAGATGCGCGCCGCATCGGTGTGTTAGAACAGCAAGTTCCTATTTTATCTGCGCTCGTGGTTCGCATGACTGCCGTGGAGAAGGAAAACGACTCCCAGAGTCGCCGCATAGACACCATGGACAGCCAGGGCACGAGGATGCTGACGACGGTCGAGAACCGGCAGTCCGACGTGCTGACGCGCCTTGCTCGCATCGAGCAGTATGTGGTGGAAAACAACAAGCGGCTTGACGGCATTGAGCAAGCAATTCGGACATTACAAGTGCCTCACCCGCCGTAAGGAAATTTCTGTGATATGGGTCACGCCGAATAGGCTCCACGCGAGTTACCCTATGGCGAACGGCGACAGATCGAAGCACTCCGAGAAGCCGCTCGTCGGGACTGAAAATGCTATCGTCCGTGAAATAATCGAGACTTACGAGCGCCGGCGATGGTTGCGTGAGAGGGCTGACATATGGGCGCGGTGGGCGCTGGCTATTATACCGATAGCAATCACTATCTATGTGACATGGCAGGCGAGAGGTGGCAGGTGAGGCTGCTGAAGCACATTGTTCCGATTGTCACCATCTCGGTGGTGACGATCTTCTTGATCTTGCTGTTCGACCGCCGCCAAGCCGTCGAGACGCTCACGATACGGTTCGTCTCCGCCCCGGTAGTCGCTGGTAAGCCCGTCATGGTGCAATGGACGGTGATTGAGCGCCGGCACGGCT